AGTGCATCATCTTCAGTGCGGTACTGGCTGGTGGGTACTGGTACCTGCCGCCGCGGAGCCTCTGGATTCTAGTGTTCCTTCTGTGGTTCCCGTATATCGCAATGGCGTGGTATGACTGGAGCTACAATTGCGAGGGTAAGCTCCAACCCACGGCCGTGCCTTTTGGCCGCCTCATATGGCTGCCGTTCAAGCCACCCGGATACAAGGAGGAGTTCAATCAGCTGCCACCGGAGAAGATTGCGATCATGGATCGAGTAGATCACATCGCGGGATGGTCTATACTCGCAGGGGCCCTCGGGTATTATCTTCTGCGCAAGAAGTAAGCGGGTGATTAAGTTTTACCCATGGTCGTGATCTGCATCTGTAGGTCGGTCCCAAAATTGCCCGGTACGACATAGGAAGGGTGGACCGCCAGAATCTTGAGTTGACCTTGTTGAGACAGGTAGCTCATGTAGTGGTCAATTTGCATACTAATTTCATTCTCGCGCAGGTTTATGAGTTTCTGGGCACCTTGTTGACTCACCATGTAGCCGTGGAGTCCCCAAAAATACTGGACGTTTGTGTAATCATTAGTGACCGGTATGCACTTCTTGCACCAATGACCGAGTAGGATCATGTCCCAGTCAGCTGGGTACGTACCATCCGGCTCGACTATTGACTGGATTTTCTTTGAGTAAATTCGTGGGTGGATATTCGCATCATCTTCGAAGATTACTGCGTAGGGCAATTTTTCATCGACAATCTGTTTGAAAATGAGATAGTGACTCAGGTAGCATCCAATCATACCCGGTGTCAACTGACCGTCGGCCATACGAACCTTCATTTGATTCAGATAGTTCATGCCCATCCAAACCTTGGGAGTTACATATTCGCGCATCTTGTCTCCCATGGCCGCGCCGTTTATAGCCTCTATACGTGTATATGGTCGCGCTGCCAGATCGGAACGGTTGTATTGCTTATCAAAATTCACCATGCGATCGCGATTCTTGGTCATGTTGATGACGAAGCATTCGAAATTTGGCGCCAAAATTGGTGCCGGCGTGGGGAGGGCCCCAGGGCTGAATGAAAAAAAGAGTAGTGAGAGCGCCATGACCATGGACATGATAAGGAACAGTACAACTATAATCAAGAGCGTCTCGACCCGCATCTCGTCCTGATATTAAGGAAGAAAATAAAGGGTCTGACCGTAGGATACTCAATGCAACAGTATGAACGGCTCAGCCACGTTGAACATATACTCAAGCGGCCCGACACCTATGTGGGATCCCTCACACCCGAGTCAGGGTCTCACTGGGTCCGGGGCGGCGACAACCTATTTAGACTTGATACTCTTTCTGTTTCATCTGGTCTTGTGAAGATCTTTGACGAGGTTCTGGTCAACGCCATCGATCAGCACTCTCTGCACCCCAAGAAGGTGACTGAAATCAGGGTTGAAATTCACAAGAGTGGAGTAATTTCAGTTCAAAATTCAGGAGCTTGTGTCCCGATCAAGAAGCACGAGAAGGAAAAGGACTCCAAGGGAGGCCCACTATGGATCCCCGAGCTCATCTTTGGACACCTCCTTACGAGCTCAAATTACAATGATGCCGAGCAGCGTGTGACTGGTGGTAGAAACGGCTATGGGGCCAAGCTGGCCAACGTCTTCTCTAGTAAATTTTGGATTGAAATTGCTGATGGTAAGAAAATTTACAAACAAAATTGGACGGGTAATATGGGCCAAGTGAGCGATCCTGAAATCACGACCGAAACTGGACCAGTATACGTCAAGGTTGGATTCGAGCCAGACTGGAAGCGCTTCGGCGGTCCGGGTGACTTTTTGAAGATGGTCGAGAAGCGCACATGGGACGCCGCCATGTGGTGCTCGAAGGCCAAGGTCTATTTGAACAAGGAATTGCTCAAAGTCACGAGTCTCGGGGACTACGCTCAGATGCACCTCGGTGAAGTGCCGATCGCCAAGATGCACACGGACGCGTTTGAAATCGTCGTGGCTCATTCGACCAGTGGAGGCTTCCAGCAGTGCTCGTGGGTCAATGGTATCGCGACCACAAAGGGTGGTAGCCACGTGGACAAGATCGTCAAGGTGCTCTGTGACGCAATCGTGGCCGACAAGCGGTGCGCGACTCTCAAACCGGCTCAAATCAAGGCGTCCCTCTTCGTGTTCGTCCGTGCCGTGGTGATCAATCCCACTTTCGCAAGTCAGACCAAGGCCGAGTGCACGTCCAAGATTTCAGACGTTATTGAATTGAAACCAAAATTTATCAAGGACGTCCTGGCTACGGGAGTGCTTGATGACCTTGTCGCGCTGGGAGCTGCTAAAGTCGACAAAGAGCTCAAAAAGACAGATGGGTCCAAAAAGTCGCGCATCACGGGCGTGCCGAAGCTCGATGACGCCAACTGGGCCGGTACGCACCGCTCCCACGAGTGCACGCTTATTATTACCGAGGGTGACTCGGCGAAGGCCCTGGCCATTGCCGGGCTGAGCGTTATAGGCCGCAATGCCTTCGGCGTGTTTCCACTCCGGGGAAAGCCGCGCAATGTGCGGGACGCGTCGGTAAAACAGGTGACCGAAAACGAAGAATTTTCGAATCTCAAAAAGATCCTCGGGCTTCAACATGGTAAGGTTTATAGTTCACTGAGAGAATTGCGGTATGGTCGGCTTATGATTATGACCGACGCCGACCTGGACGGATCTCATATCAAGGGCCTTGTCCTCAACATGTTCCACGTGTACTGGCCCCAGCTGATCGGCTTGGGATTCGTCGTCAGCATGGTCACGCCGGTCATCAAGGCGGGTAAGGTGTGGTTTTTCACGGAGGAGGAGTACCGGCAGTCGCTTGCGACTGGCGTTGGAGGGGCCTCGGGCTCAGGGCGACAGTCGGCTGCGCCGACTGGAGTGAAGTACTACAAGGGTCTCGGCACTTCGACCAGTGCAGAGGCCAAGGAATACTTCAAGCAGATCGAGCGGCTCACAGTCGCCTTCAATTCCGATCCAAAAATGAATGAGTCGATGACTCTGGCGTTTTCCAAAGCGCAAGCTGATGATCGCAAGGGGTGGCTCACGGCCCACATGGCAGCGCCGCCACCGGGTGTGCCGTACGGAAAGGTTGATACCCTCACGGTCACCGACTTCATTCATCTCGACATGGCCAACTTTAGCGCCGAGGACATCAAGCGCTCGATCCCTCACGTGGCTGATGGTCTCAAGCCGTCTCAGCGCAAGGTGATCTTCGCGTGCCTCAAGAAGAACCTCACGAGCGATATGAAGGTGGCGCAGTTGGGCGGCTACGTGGCTGAGCAGACGGCGTACCATCACGGCGAGGCGAGTCTGCAAGGGACGATCGTGAATCTGGCTCAGAATTTCGTCGGGGCGAACAACCTGAACCTGCTCGAGCCATCTGGTCAATTTGGAACGCGACTCGCGGGCGGCAAGGACGCGGCCAGCGCTCGTTACATTTTCACACGCCTGTCACCTCTGACGCGCAAGATCTTCGACCCGGCGGACAATGCAGTGCTCGAGTACGTGTTCGATGACGGTCAGCAGGTTGAGCCAGAGTGCTACGTGCCCGTAGTTCCTATGCTCCTTGTGAATGGCGCCGAGGGTATCGGTACCGGCTTCAGTTGCTACGTACCGCCGTACGACATCGAGATCCTGAAGCACAATGTCCGCTGTGCCCTGACTGGGGTGGCTATGGTCCCGATGGTTCCTCACTTCAATGGATTCAAGGGCAAGGTGACCAAGACGAAGGATCACACATGGGTCCTTGAAGGCGCCGTGGTCAAGGAGGGCGCGCAGCTCCACGTCACGGAGTTGCCTCCGGGTAAGTGGATTCAGGATTTCAAAGAGCATCTGGACGCCCTGGTCGAGAAGGGCACGATCATCAAGTTCGAGAACCACTCAACGGAGACGACACCAGACTTTAGAATCTGGGGTGCTGAAGGTCTGGAGGACCCCATCAAGGACTTGGGCCTGACCAAGACAATTCACACCTCAAATATGCACCTGATCGGGCCCAACGGGGCGGTCAAGAAGTACGCAAGTCCAGAGGAGATCCTGGTCGACTACATTGGGATGCGTCTTGATATTTACAAGAAGCGCAAGGCGTGGCTACTCAAGCAATTTGATTCTGAAATTGGATGGCTCTCTGAGAAGGCGAGGTTCATCCGAGATGTGGCCGTGACGCCACGAATGAATGTGCTCAACGTGCCCTTGGCTCAAATCCAATCTCAGCTCCGTCGCGAGAAGTACGCGGAGGCTCTGTGGCCCAAGCTGCTCGACATCAAGACGTACCAGTACACGAAAGAGGAGGTTGACAAACTCATGGCGCTGATAGCCAAACGCCAAAGCGAACGTGCGACTCTCAAGGCGACGAGTGTGACCCAAATGTGGATTAATAATCTGGGCGAGTTGTAGTAGGTGATGGCCGAACCGGCGAGTCGCATTATGGATCCCATCTGGGACGCCATGAACAAATATCACATCATTGAATTTGAACAGAAAATTCAGAACAAAATACTGAAGGCTCTCTTTGGTGACGCGGCCCCTTTGGACGCCGCCGCCTCCACGGTGGCTCAGGCGCTGCCTCCAGCGTTCTCACCGCAGCCATCAGCCGCCTCTGCGGCCATCGTCGAGGAGCCGGCCAGGACCATATCGGTCACGGGATTTTACAAGGTGACGGGGCCGACGGAGCTGACGTTCTACGCCACGACCACGTGGCCTGGATTTACAGTGGGTACGGGCTGGAGTATAGTGGGCGTCCCGGGCGTCATAGGCAACTTGCGTGTTTCGAGTCCGGCAGTGGGCGAGTCGGGCGCCGTGGCCACCACCCCCTTGACGACCGAACCCTACAACTGGAAATTCACAATCCAATCTGATACTAACCAGTACATAGATGACGTAACACACGTCATGGGTGCTTACCTTTATCCACCGGGTCAAGAGCAGTACCCGAGCCAAGAGCGTTCGGGACCCGTATATGGGTACTATGAGGTATATCGTAACATTACTACTTTCTACTTCACCGCAGCACCCCCCGAAGGCACGACAGTAGGGTGGTACATCGTGGGCTTGCCCACGATAGGAGTTAGTAAGATTTCAGAATTTAACGAGAGAATTACAAGCGTCAACCCTGAGAATGATGTGGTCGCCACTTCGACCGCCGTACTCCAGCCTCTGGACGGCAAGCCCGTCCCGAATACCGGTCGCAGAGTCTACGTGAGAGGCGGCGGTGCCATGGCCGTCGAGCCCAAGTTCGTCCCAGTTTTTGAGCCGGGTACATTTTCCACTTCAAATTTGGAAGCGCGCGCACCGGTCGAGATCAATCCGGTCGTCATGGGTGGCAAGAGAACCAAGTACATGAGAGATCTCGGAGAGGATATGAATGAGACGGCCACATTTGACGCCAAGATGACGGAGATAAAGGACCGAGGGTTCAGTACCGGCTCGGTTCTGTCTCTGCACGCCGTAGGGCCCCAAGACGAGTTCATGTCGAACCGCGACTATGGCAAGTCGCAGTGGAATCCTGAATTTAAGCAGCACACAAACTTTGTAATGTATCAACGAGTCATACCTTTCCCACCTCCTAGTCCCACGTATGAAAACCAGACCATCCAACTCGAGCTCCTCCCCCAGACACTTGGCCACCTCCTGTCCAATATGTACTTTAAATGTACAATTCCTCGTGAAGGGACGGGGTATGTCATCAATGAGAATATAGGACGGGCCCTCATAAAGCAGGTGGATCTCCTTGTGAATGAGACGGTCATCGAGACTCTTTACGACGACTGGTACATAATTCGCGACCAGGTGTTCCTTGATGCCGATGAGCAAAAAGGCATGTTTAGCGTGGTCGGTGGTCTCAACTCGAACGTGTCCGCCGCGACCTCGAACACCAACATCGACGTCGTTTGCCCTCTTGAGTTTTTCTTTTGCCGCCGGCACTCTCACGGCAACACCGACCGTGAGCGGATTCGCAAACCCCACTTCCCTCTGTGCGCCATGTGGAACCAGAAGTTGTACGTCCGATTCACCTTCCACCCCGTCTACTGGTGGTCTAACGCCACTACTAATTTCGATATGCTAAACCCGAAGCTCATCACTGAAGAGATTCTGTTGGAAAATTCAGAGAAGCTTTACTACCAGAACACTCAACTCAGATACATAGTACCCAAAGTGAAAAAAGAGTCGACGCTTGAATTTTCAGGAGGGGCGCCCCAACTCCAACTCACAGCCAACTTCCCCGTCCAGAGTCTCTTTTGGTTCTTTAGGAACAAGAATTACGAATCGACCCGAGACGCGGCGAGTGCGCCGAGTGGTCTATACTACGACACCCGGTACAACTACGGTTACACGTCAGACTATATTCAGACGGGCGTGACCCTACAATTCCCATCTTCGAATAACATCCCTAATAACTACGTGGATGTGATTGATACCGCCAAGATCACTCTGAATAACATCGATATTCTGAGTACGTTTCAAGGGTCTCTGTACTACTCCTTTAAACAGCCCTTGGAGCATGGCTTGTCAGCCCCTTCGCGCAATATCTACATGTACGCCTTCGGGTTGACGCCCAAGGAGTACAATCAGGGAGGGTTTCTTGATTTTTCAAAACTAAATTCGCAGACGAGCACACTGACACTGACTTTCAACCCGACATACACCTCTCAAATCACACAGGGATACAACCTATATCTGTTCTATTATGGATATACGGTTCTGGACTTCCGGGAAGGCTTTGCCCGTCTTCCATTTGCTTAATGAGGCTTTCCTTCAGATAGCCGATGATGCCGTTAATGATGCACCACTTGATGAAGTTGAGTTGGGCGACCGTCGTCGTCAAGCCCTGGAATTCGATGCGAGTCGTCCGGCAGAACGGATCGAAGAGCTTCTTGGAGTACCCGTCTAGACTCGACTTGTACGCAACATGGACCGTGAACATCTTGCCGTTCGGGGCCGTATAGGTCACGTGTTGATTCTTGGAATAGTTTGTCACGAACCACTCTAATTTACGAAGTGAAATTCCGGGACGAGGGCCCTTGCTCTCTCGTCCCAGAATCTCATGAAGTTGGGCTCGGTTCTCGGGAGCGTCGAAAAAGCGCACCAGGCTCGTCAAGAGAACCTCTGATTTCGACATTAAATAGAATGAGCCGCATTTCTCTAAGAGTCCCAGGGGGCCCGCATTTCCTCTTCGGGTGGAGGCTCTTCCTCTTCGGGTGGAGGCTCTGGACACTGCTTCTTGTGAAATTTACAGAATCCATTGGCCATGGGTGTCTTCAGACACCGCCGCCCCGTCTTGAGGATGCCCTTACAGACCGTCGTATCCAGGTGGACCGTGTCCTTGATGAGCCTGGCCGTCGGGATCTCGTACAGACCCGAGATGACCTCGAGGGCCATGCCCATGCGCAGCTGTACGCGCCGCGTCACTTCATCCTCGATCAAGTCGAGAATCTGTTTCTCCATACTACTACAGAGGGCTCATTGTTTTAACCTTGCCTCCGAACATAGACAGGAACGCCTTCCGCGCGGCAACCTCGTTGGAGCTCTCCGTCTTGGCCATGAATTTCTTGTCGAAAATGATATTCGCAGCGACGAGCGGCTCGAGCAAGTCCTGAACGGGCTTCTTGAACTGGTTCGTAAAATAGTACTGATAATCAATCGCCATACCCGTCTCGGTGACCCACGTGGGGTCCTCGGCCTTCTCGTACATGCGGCCCGGGCCCGTGACGATCACGAAAGAGACACGGTCACCCTGCTGAGGCTCTGACCCTGGGGCACGCGCGCGGATCTTGTCGCGGACCGCAACGTGAGGCATCGGCACCTTGTAATCGGACGCGAGCTGCTTGCTCATCAGAAGCTTCTCGATCGGCACCTGGCCCTGAATCAGGTCCTTGGCGGCAGCCCGAGCCTGCGCGATAACCGGAAGAGGGTCGCTCGACTCGAGGATCTGACCCAAAAGACCCTTGAGCGTCTCGCGCACGAACGGACAGCTGTCCCGGCGGACCACCTGCAGGCCCTTGACGTCAATCTTTTTGAAGGAGATGGCGCCCGTCTTGTCCTTCTCGTACATCTTAGCCGCGTAACGCTTCTTCGAGTACAGAAAGTACGGACAGTAAACCTTCTCGAGCTCCAGGTCGTTCGGCGCCTTGAAGAGCTTCGTGCACTGCTCAGCCGCCTGCTCTCCGAGGACCCACGAGTAATCGATCGCATCTTGGCCCTTGCGGCCCTCGACATCAAACTCGACCATCACCGAGTCCGTGTCCCCATACCTCACCTTGGCCCCCGGGAAGTTGGCCTCGACGTAGTTCTTCGTCTCATCGATCATCTGCCGGCCACGCATAGTAACAGTGGATGCGATGGCGACAAGCGGAAGCATACCCTTGGACGCCCCGGTAAATCCGTAAATCGAGTTCATAGAGATCTTGTATGCGAGCTGCTGACCGTTGTAGATGGCCTCGAGGGGCGTTCCTTCGTGTTGGGCCATGAGCTTCTTGGCCTTTTTGCGGAACATCTTGAGGTCCGTGAGGATCGTGGGCAGGAGGCTCTGGACCCCCTGTGCGAAGCGGTGCGGGCCGAACTGTTCGTAATCGACGCCAGGCAAGTTGTCGTACTTGGGATCCATGACGAGCGTCGAGTAGCACAGGTTATGAGCACACATGATGCTCGGATACAGGCTCGCAAAGTCGAGGGCCGTCACGGGGCCGTAGTAAGCACCCGTCTGTGCATCAAGGACCGTCGCGCCCTGGTACCCATCGTCAGCGCCAGCTGTACCGGGCGGCCCGCCTCGGAACGTCGGAATGATGAAGTTGAGCTGGCGCGCCTTGTACGCCATCTGTGAAAACACCTTGATTTGCTGACCCCGCTCGCTCAGAAACGCAAGAGGGACCCAACACGCCTTGGCCATCTCAACCTGGTTCTGGATCTGGCATAGCTTCTCCATGAGTGCGTGTGGAAGCTCCGTATCCTTGATGCAGTACTCGGCAACCTCGCCGAGCCGGACCGGATCGCCCTCCTTGTACCGGCTGAAAATCTCCTTGACCGGCATGTCGTTCTTCTGATCTTTCAGAAAGTGCTTCGAGACGTTGTTCAAAGAGTAACTCTCGAGCTTGTGCTCGCGCTTCACATCCTGGAATAGATCAAAGACGTACCGGCCCTTCATAGGCGTCATCTTGAGCTCGTTGTTACCGAGCGCGCTCGAGCTCAGATTCTTGACCGTGACCTCCTCAATCGGACAGTCCTTCAGACGGCCCCAGACGGTGCTCGCCCCTGTACGGGTCGCACGCATGTGCAGAAACTCGAGATCGAATCCGAAGATGTTCCAGCCCGTCAGAATGTCCGGATCGATCTTCTGCAGGTACTTCTGGAAAGCCTCGAGGAGAGCCGCCTCGGTCTCGAAGGACTCCACGTCAGGCCCGGCCGTCTCCTTCAGACAGAGGCACTTGCGGTCCAGAAAGCCCTCTTGACCAAACGCTTTGGTCGTCATGCCGATCTGGAAGATGACGTCAGAAGGGTTCCGAGGATCCGGGAAGGCGCCAGTGCTCGAGTAGCACTCAATGTCGAACGACATGATTCGAAGGGGCGCGATGTCGTCGCGGGCCAGTGGCGTCACGAACCGCCAGTTTGGTGCCCACAGATTCACGTCGCAGGCCGTCGCCGCATCGGGCTCGCAAAGGCCCGGATCGACCCATCCTGTCGAAGATATTCCCGAGCAGTGCATGAAACGCAGGACCGGATCGATATTGCCCTCGTAAACCTTGCAACCGGCCAGCTCTGGAAACTTGCGGTTATCGATGCAGTACACGAGGCTGCGCATAGCGCGATGCGTCCTGAACTCGCATCGGACAAACTTGGACAGGGCACCATTCTGAAAGCCCCATAGGTCCTGACCGTCCTTGACCTCACACGATACGAGACCGCGCCACGAGTTCTCCTTGATGAAGGCCCTGACCGTCTGGGCCGTCGTACGAGGCCCGGGCTTGACGTAAAAGAAAGGACAAAAAGGCGTCCCGAGCGAAACCGATTTACCATCCGCAGATCTTCCGAAGATGCGAATGGTGAATTGATCGTCTTGATCTTGCCCATCCCAAGCCACAGCCTGAAAATGAGTCATCTTAACTATTATACGTTTTTAGTTCTTATCTAAAACAGGCCGGTCGAACCGAAGCCCGCGGTGCCGCGGGCGGTCGACGGCGCGGCGACCAGAGGCGTGTTCTCCGTAGGGATCTCGACCACCTCGGCCACGGTGTAGTTCTCAAGGATCAGCTGCGCGATCCGGTACCCCGGACGGATCACAAACGGCTGCGCACCGTCCAGATTCTGCAGGACAACCTTGACCTCACCCGTGTAGTCGGGGTCGATGACGCCCGCCAGAGTGTCCAGACCGTGCTTCACGGCGAGTCCAGAGCGAGGTGCAATACGTCCATAAGTTCCTGACGGGAGCTGAACTGTGATGCCGGTCGAGACGACGACACGGCGCCCTGGTAGGACAACGTAGCTATCAGTGCTGAATAGGTCGTAACCAGCAGCACCGGCCGAGGCACGAACTGGGAGAATTGCAGAAGGATTAAGCTTGATAACATTGAGCGCCATTATACGATGAATACCATCAATTTCTTTAAATGTGAGTATATATAAATGTTCAGAAAGTTGTGTGGTCGCGTTAAATGCAACAATTCCCCCACGAAACGCACGCGCGTTAATAATGTGAAAAATTACGTCAAAGGGTTCGATCCAAATTCCATAAAAATGATGAATGAACGTGGGCTCGGGCCTAATAAACGAATAATAACGGTGATGATGTACGTCAACGGGCAGAAGGCTGGTAACGCAGCTATAGAGATTGGCCCATCAAATGCTACATTCAACTGGGGAGGCACTAATAATAAATTTAGAGGACAAAATATAGGGAGAATTCTGCGGGCGCTACTTACGAAAGCAGTTATAAACAAGGGTAAATACAATAAAATAAATCACAAAGGTGCGAACATGGGAGGGCGATCTCGTGCGCGGCAGGGTGGAAACGCTCGACCGACAAGCACGTGGATTCTTCAAGAGCAACTAGGGTTTCGACCAAATCCGGTAGCTCCTAATTCTATATCAGAATTCAGAAGAGGTAATAACACGTCTCGCATCAATAAAACTTTGAATAATTATAAAAAAGGTGCGATAGGACCTAAAACACGGAAGCAGCGCAACATTTAAAGTACTCGCACGTTTAATTTCAAGTAATGGCCGTCAAATCACTTCTGCTAGATATCGATGGAGTCGTCGTGCGCGACAAGCTTCTCATGGCTCATGTGCGAGACAATTGCGTCAGGTACGTAGCGTCCAAGATTCCAGGGTGCAAGGACCCTGTGAACGTCAACCGGGTCCTGTACTTGACGCACGGCCATACGGCCAAGGGGTTGGTGCACTCTTTCGGGGTCGATACGAGCGATTTCAATGACCGGGTCTACGACAAGTCCCTCTTGGACCACTTGGGCGATGTTATCTATGCGGCTGATTTCAAGGCTGAAGCCAAAGAGATTCACGACTTTACACACAAGGGCTGGAACGTGACGCTGTTTTCAAACGCCCCCGAGGTGTGGTGCCGCCAGGTCGCGCTCGCCT